CAGCGTTAGCGAACCCTGATAACATAACTTCCTCTTCGAAAGCCCTGTCACTAGATTCAGTAACGTATATTTCGGCAGACTCGTTGTCATACCGTTTGTACTCCAGCCCAAATAGTGCATTTAGGCCTGGTTCTAGTTCTTTAACTAGCTGTGCTCTTGATATTGCCATAGTCTATTTGCTCCTATTATTGCCAAGTAACTGCGTTAGTTAAGTATTGGTTAAGGTTCTGACAAACAACTACAGAACAGCCTGCTGCTGTAATGTCGTTATTTTCTGGATCCTCAGCCGTTCTTATTAAACGCCAGTTATTAGCTGTGTTATCAACACCAGCTGTTAGTATTTTTGAAGTAGATTGACCTGCAAGTTCATTTCCTGCTGGGTCACCAGTAGTTAGTCCGTATGTTTTACCATAACCGGCTTGTGCTACTGCTCCATCAATCAAACCAACATAAAGTTGGAAAGGATTGTCTAATACAAACGCTGTAATGTCTTCACTGTTAGCCGGAGTAATAGGTTGGTTGTACCAATTAGACCAAGTAGGTTTTAGTGTTGTAGCAGCATTATAAAAAATACCATTTAACACACCCATAGTCTTATCAGTAATCGCATTCTGCCCGACTTTCATATATCCAACTTTAGACTGTACTACAGTCCCTTGGAATAAATCTTTGTCGTAAGCAGCATCAATGTAGTATTTGCCTTGTCCAGAAGTCGCTGGT